CCAACGTTTACTGATACGTTCATAGCTAATTCAATTGGTACAACCGATGTATCAAAAGCAAATTCATCAATTGTTAATTCTGTATTTGGTCCCATTGTAAATTTAGTTTCATCAAGGTAATGAATAATCATACCACCATCTTCACCAGTTTGTAGGAAGTCGTTCATCTGCAACTCATAACCCATTGAAGTGTTTTGAGTTTCACCATCTCTTTCATTCCAAGTCGTACCCATTTGACCTATAATCTCACCGACTTTAGGACTTGTTATTTGAGCACCTATGCTAGTACAAAAGAGTACTAAAAAAGATATCAGAAAAAATATCTTTCTCATCTAACACCCGCTGTTATTCAATTGTATAGTTGTATCTGCTGTTTGATTACTTCTATCGTAAGTGTATGTACAATTATCTGAACCATCTTGGTCAACAAGTAATGTATAATCGTAAATTGATGAACCATTAATTGTAAGAGTAGCTTCGTTTGAACCACCTGTTTGTTTTAATTCTACTACTGCACCACTAGTGTAAATATAAACATATGCTTTATTATTTCCACCACTTCCATAATATCTGAATACATTATCATCACCACTGGTTACAGTTTTCATATAATTATTATCTCCATATTGGATCATTCTTACGTGTGATCCAACTGCGTCTGGATGAACATCTAAAATATTTGAGTCACCTATAATATCGTGTACTTGATAGTTATTTGCTCCCCAACTTGCCATATGGACTGTATTGGAACTTCCAATTATATAAACATCAATTGTTGCACCTTCATCACCAGTTGAGTCAGCAAATTGTCCGTGTGATTCTACATCAGGACCTATCATTACATTTGCTTTACTAGCACCAACCTGACCAGTTGAGTTAGTTGCACCATAAAACTCTACATCATTTGAGTCTCCTGACATAAGAACATATAGAAAGTGTGAATCACCTCTTAAATATGCCCAAAAATCATTTGAGTCTCCTCTTATATCTAAATCTATATGAGTATCTTGTATGTCATCACTAGTACTTGAATCTAATTCTACAATGTTTGATGAACCTGTAATATCTATATCGTAATAGTGTCCGTCTGCACCTGTGTCATCTAGGTCTACTCTTAATACATTTGAATTACCTGTAGCAGTATAATCAAAGGTCATATTAGACCCATAGAAAGACTTATGGTTGCTATCTGTAGCAACATTTGAGTTACCTATTTGTTTGATAATAAGTGTGAGATTATCTCCAACGACCATAAATGGTGCTGATGTAGATATACCAAAGGAGTTAGAAGAACCATCTTGCTTTATGTAGATGGATCCGTCGCTGTCTTGGTTATCTTGTTGGATATATACAGAATTACCAGCGAAACAATTAGTTATTGTCGCTAGAAGAATCACTATCGCCATTACTATTGTTTTCAGCATTGTTCTCCTTTGTTTCTGTGTCTTTGTCTACTTGATTCCACTCTTCTTCCTCGGCAAGTTTTTTTAATTTCTTATCTGATTCAGAAGCTTCCTCATCTAATTCTTTCTTTAATTTCTTTTCTTCAAGGTACATTTCATACGTTTTCTCTGGTTTAACCTCTCCCATATCAACGTGTACACCTATTTCAGTAGTGTTTAAACCATCATCTTCTACGTAATCTTTTATTTCAGGTACTTCAACTGTTTTAATATCAAATTCCCATAGTTCTTTTTGAACACCTGCATTAATTAAATCTACTACACCTTTTTCTATTGCTTTTCTTACTGCAAAGGTAACTGGTTCGTTCTTAGCATATCCAGCTTCAACTTCTAATAACATTGTATCAGTATCAAAGTACTTGAATACATCTCCACCAATTGATGTAGAAACTATAGTCTTCTCAACAGTTGTTGTTATAACTACTTCACCAGTCTGTACATTAACAAGTCTTAATATAATGGTTACAACATCTTCCCTAAACTGTTTATTACTTTGTATACCTAAAATTCTAGCACCTAAACCACCTGATTTAATATCACTATCATAACCTACAATACCACCTGTGATATATGCACCAGCAAATAGTAATGGTGGTAAAGGTTCTGCACCTTCTCCATTAACTTGTTGTCTTGTAGACCTAATCAATTTTCTTTCTTGTAATAGACTAGGTAAACTTGTTCTCTCTACAACTCTAAACCACTTGCCTTCACCTGCGTCTGCTAATGCTTTGATTAACAGTTGGTAAGAGCCTTGGGTAACTGCTGTACTCATTGACGCAAAGTTTCCACCAGGTTTCTTTTGACCTGTCATATCTAAAAAGTCATAGACAGCAATTATAATAGGTTCACCTTTAGGTGCTTGTATTGTACTTAAATCTTTATAGGCAACCGTTTGAGTTCTTATATCAAACTTTGGTTTACCTGCACAACCAGCCATTAATAATGCTAGTAAAATTATTCCTATGTACTTAAACATTAACTTCCTATGAGTTATCTTCCTTAGGCATTGTAAACGTTGTAACCGTTCCATCTGTTTCAGTTACCGTTACCACTACATTACCTGTACCTGATGGTGTTGTCCAAGTGACCACTTCTCCACCAACTGGTGATGTAAATGTACCAGAGTCTTGTTGTAGACCATCTGATCCGAATACGTTATCTGTAATCTGTTTAGCAAGTGCTGTATAAAATCTTGCTTCTAAATTTGATTTGAATTTTGCAATCGCTGTAGCTTTAGCGTCTGCTTCAGCTTTTTCTTTTGCAGCTTTATCAGCAGCTTTGATAGCGTCTTTTCTAGTCTTCTCTATATTCTCTATAGTTAAATAGTGTGATGATTTTCCAACACCTGAAAAGGATGGACTACCAAACTTAAATGTTAATTCACTAGCTATAGCAGTAGAAGACACTAATAATACAGTAATTATACTGGAAATATACCTCATTAAACCTCTCTCTTGATACTATTATTTATAATAAATATAATATATGAACCTGGATTATATTAAGAAGTGGTCAATCTATTTGACCTTTGCGATTTTACTAATAATTTATATAGTAAATCCCGTTCTACTACAGACGGCAAAGTTAAATACATTTGATTCCTACCAAAAATTTGGAACAAACTATGAGTCCAAAAGTCTTGTACTGCTGGACATATCGGACCTAGCCTTAAAAAAGAAAGGTCAATGGCCTTGGAAGAGAGACCAGTTAGGTCGTGTTGTAATTGACGCATATAATAAAGGCGCTGCTCTAGTAATTTTACAAGTAGTCTTTCCTTATAAAGATAGATTAGGTGGTGATGAAATGTTTTTAAAAATGATAGGTAAATATCCTGTCATATTAACCGAAACAAACGAAGTTAAAAATCTAAAAAGTATAGAACGTAAAGCACTTGCAATAGGAAACGTATCTGTTCCTGTAGATATAGATGGAACAATAAGAAAACTTCCAATAGATGGTTCTATACCTCAAACTATTTTAAATGTAATCAAATTTAAATCAGACGCAAAAGAAATATGGATAGATTTTAGACATCACATTCCTAGAATAGATTACACTAGTAAAAACTGGAACGTAAAAGGTAAGATAGTTTTTATAGGTACTACATTTAAAGGTTCAACATTTGTTACCACTCCTAATGGTTTAAAAAACACACACGAAATTATGGCAATTAGTACTGAAACTTTATTGTCAAATAAATTTATTAGTAGACCACAATGGATAGAGTATTCTGAATTAGGATTTATTATACTTGCTTCTTTATTCTTTATATTAATCATACCTCATTGTAGTGTTAGATGGTCTGCAATGTTATATGGTGGTTTTCTATTTGAAATACTACTCATATGTTCTTATATGTGGTTAACAAAATTAATTTTAATTGATTGGTTCAGTCCTGTTATTATAGGTTCTATTATATGGGGTCAGTTAACTTATCAAAACTATGCAAAAGAAAATAAGTTAAGACTACAAATTAAGAAACAATTTGAACACTATCTATCTCCAGATATGGTTAAGAAACTACAAAAGAATCCATCTCTATTAAAACTAGGTGGTGAAAGAAAAGAAATGACATTTTTGTTTTCAGATATTAGAGGTTTCACTCCTATATCAGAATCTATGAAAGGTAATCCAGAAAAACTTACCAAGTATGTTAATAAGTTCTTGACTGCAATGACTGATATAATATTAAAAAATGGTGGTACTATTGATAAGTATATGGGCGACTGTATAATGGCGTTCTGGAATGCACCATTAGATAATGAAAAGCATAAAGAGTTAGCAATCATATCTGCTTTCCAAATGAGAGAAAAATTAAAAAAGATGAACAATAATAAAGAGTTTAATCCACCTTGTAAGATAGGTATAGGTATCAATACAGGTCAATGTCTTGTAGGTAATATGGGTAGTGAACAAAGGTTTGATTATTCTGTTATAGGAGACGCTGTTAATCTTGCTAGTAGACTAGAAGGTGTATCTAAAAATTATAATACAACTATTATAGTAAGTGAATTTACTAAAGACGGTGTGAATATGACTGGAAAATCTCAATGGTATAAACTAGATGATGTACAGGTAAAAGGTAAGGAAGAAAAGGTTGCTATCTATTCTATTTCTTAACTTTATCTGTAAGTTTATTGATTAATTCAAAGGCTACTTTTACTTTTTCTTCCAATACTTTTATTCTATAATGTGCCTGTGCTAAGGTTACAATTAATAATATAAATGCAACAAATATAGGCCACAATCTACTCAACATTAAAACTGCTTCACTATCCATTATTCTCCTACTGTTGTTTCAGTTTTCTTTTCTTCAGGTTCGTAATACTGTTTATATTGTTCTAACAAATCGTTAGTGTGTTTTAAATGTGCTCTTATTTGAGCAAAGTTTTTTGCGATTAATTGGAAGTCTTTATCACTTAAACCAAATATTACTGGATCAAGTCCTTCTTCTTCCATCTTTTTAAATACTTCTTCTGCATTATCAGAAGTAATAATAATCCATTTCAACTTTTCTAGTTCAGGCATAGTAGGTTTAACTAAATCTAATTTCTGTCTAGGTACTTCTTCTTTGAAGATACTTAACTTTTTAACACCTGAGCAACTTGTTAAAAACAATACTACTAATATACTAATTATTATACGGTACATAATTCGGGTTCGCTATTGATGGACACTCTCTATTGATTTCTGATTTTACAGTTGCGTTAAGTTCTTGTTCAGTAAGTGGTGCCCCACCTGCTATCTCAACACATCTTAATGCTTTATCACTTGCGCCATTAATTATTCTTTCAATTGCTTCTGTTTTTTCTATTGCAAGTTTACCAAAATCTCTTCCACCTTTGTTAAATCTATTATCTAAATCATCTATATCTTTTTTAAGAGCGGTAACTAATTCGTTAAATTTTTTATTTGCTTCTAAAATTTCTTTGAAGTCTGCTTGCTGTTTAGCAATGAGTTCCTTTTGGGAACTCACCGCTTCTTCAAGTTTAATTTGATTGGCTTTTAAAATAGCATTATCGGATCTTAACTTCATCACATACATACCAGCGCCTGCTAGTCCTGCAATCATAATTCCTACCATAACTATTTTCATTGTGCCAAACATTGTTTTAGTCTTTCTTTAATATAGCCCAAGCGCCGTAAGCAATCGCTGCCCAAGCAGCAATTTTAGCTAGTGGACTAAAAAATAAAACCACAACACCTAAACCGATTAATACTCCACCGTGTAAAGATGTTAGTTCTTTAATTCTTCCTGTAATAAACTCCATATTTTTTGTCTCCTTTTTACTTAATCTTAGCGTTGACTTTTCTGTGTTTATTCCACGCAACAAAGCCACCTAGTCTTAACGACCAGTATGCTAAGTAGTTCATAAGATAGAAACCATTAACTCCTATATTGATATCTCTAAAGATTTCGTCTGCTCTTTTTTGAGATATAACACCTAAGGTATCTGCCTTATTTATTTTTAATAGTGTTTCGTACTTGTAAGCATAGTCGTGTACTAATCCACCCATTAAAAGAACGCCAACTGGTGATAAAAATGTATGCAAGAATTTTGGTATACTTGCACCATCAAATTTAAACCCAGCAGGTATAACGTATTTAACGTCATTTATTTCGTAATTAAAGTCTTCTGCAATTTCCCAATGTCTAACACCGAGTAACCACATAAGTATGCCTTTAAAAAATCCTTTGTCTTTTGTTCTAATTGGAATAGGTCTCATCAATGGCATTGTTTTATATGTAAAGTTATGGCACTTTGGTTTCTTTTTATCAAACATATTGATAATGAATCCTGCTATAACTACTATAATTAATACCGACCACATCCAGAATTTCATTGCTAAACTTATTAATAGTTCCATTTATTTCCTCTTTGTTCTCATACTATTAGTTGCTTGAGCACCTCTTACGTGTGTCATACCACCCATAGTATTTTCTTTTTTACTTTTTTTTGGATCAGCAGAAACCATAGGTCTTTGATTTACTGCGCCTGTATAATTTGCCATCAACTTACCACCTCTATTCATATGTTTCTTTGGTGGCACATCACCTAAACTTGCGATAGGTTTATGAGTATCTATACCTCCAACTCTAACGCCTGTTGTTCCTATATATTCTTTAAAAGATTTCATATTCTAGCTTTTTCTTTTATTGTTTTCTTTTTTTTAGGTTTTGCTATTTTTATTTCTTCTTTAACAACACCTGCAACTTCATCAATTTTACTTTCTAATTTATTTAGTGTTTCATTAACACCTTTAAGTACAACATTATTATTATCATCACTCTCTTGTACTTTTCTTCTTAACGTACCTAAAATTGGATTTTTTTTCTTCTTTTTATCTACACCTGGTTCGTGCTTAGGTGGAAGTGCTACATTAGCACCTGTCCCTACTGCATTTGTTGGAGCATCCTCATCAATCTTGTTGATGATTTCATCCATCATTGATTTATAACTTTTCATAGTCCATTTCAGATACCAATTGATTATTTTTTTCATAGATGTCTATACCTAAGCAGTTCATTACTGGTTCATCATCTATATCTGGTATCTCCCTTACTTCGTTTAATAGTTGTTCATACTGATTGGTTTCTTTCAAATATGTTATTACACTTGCCTCTATAGTATCTTTGTGTAATAGTAAACTTTTATCTTCTCTTAATACCATAGCTAAAGCAGCTGCAAACGAACCAAATCTACTACCTAAACCTACTCTTTTAAGTAATCTTTTCATATTAAAAACAAATCTATGTAATATAGTATATGCTTTCTTATCATTAGGCTCTTTCAATTCTTTTCTTTTTCTCAATACTTTACCGTCCTTATCAATTATACCTCGTTTGAAAGCCTCTTGTCTTTCCCAAGGTGTAACCATAAGTTTTAATATTCTATATGTAATTAATGTATCTATTATTCCAGCCATTATAGTCCTCTTAACATATCCTTTATAGTTTTGTCTTCTTCAATATCTAATAGTTCGTGAGCATATAAAAACTTTAAATACTCTAGTATAGTTTTTAATGCTGACCAATATTCTTTATCAATCTTAAACAATAATAATGTTACCGCTACATCTGCTCCAAAAACATTTTGTAAGACTATGATATGATTAATTATTAATCGTATCTTTACCTCACCAGTTGTATGGTACTTCTTAAATAACCTTTTAAGATATTTAAATCGCTTTAAATCTTCTTCAAGTTCTACATCTTTATCTAAAGACGTATTGTCATAGTTATCTTTCGCAAATTGCAACCAATTATCTTTGGTTATTTCATCCATTGTACTACACTAGTTTAGCGTAGACTTTGGAACTTCCGTTTTTTAACGTTTCGTAAGACACTTCTAAATTTAAGCCGCCTTCTTTTTTGTGTGATATACCATCATCATTTATATCAGAACCGTCTGTATCTTTTCCAAATCTTCCACCAAATTGACTTACTGTTGCTTTTAAACTTCCACTAGGTCCTTCCATAACTACAGGTGATACTGTTAAACCAATTTGTTCAAGCTTTTGTCTTAAAGCGTCAATTGCTTGTTGTGGTTTAATGTATTCCATATCTGCTACAGAACCAACAAAAGCATTAACTCTTTCTAATACTGCTGGGTCTTGTATGTTATGAACGCCAATGTTTCCATCTTCAACAGATTGTACTTCAGGAGTACCTACTTGACCTTTACCATATTTACCTTGGTGGTCTTCTGCCATATGTTGTTTTAACGTTTTCATTTTTTCCTCTTTTTTTATTTGTGCTGTGTCCTCTTCAGGACAATCAGCGATTAATTCTTCCTCAAAATCGTCTAACTGTTTATCTTCTGCAAAACTTTTAAACTTTTTTAACATCTTCTTTTTTAACTGGTTTACCACCAGCCATTCCTATTAGTTTATCCACTTGTTGCAAAGCACCATTGATTGCATTTAAATTTGCTTTCATTTGTGCTAAGTCAGTTTCAACTTGTTTAATATTTGTTCCCAACTTATCAAAATCTGCTTTTAAAATTGCTCTTTCATCTGTCAGTTGAGTTATATCTATTGTTGCCATAATTTAATACTCCTATAATATAATATTACGCTGTTGCGTATCCGTTACCTGCAATGATATTCCAATTTGAATTTTTGAACATCAAGGTTACAGTTTCTCCAGGTGCGTTCAATAGTACACTTGTATAACCTCTTAAATTTGTAGGTGTTATAGTTTGTGTATACGTTCCTGTAGTTGCTGTATTGATTATTGTTTTAACTTGTCCGTTTGAGCCATCTGCTAAACTACAAGTTGCTATACCAGATGTACCATTAACTTCTGTAACCGCTGAGGTTACATCAATTGTTAATGCTGATGAGCCATCACTAGTTAGTGATTGACTTGCTTGTGCCATACCGATCCAAGATGGAACGTTATGAAATACATTTTCCGCTGATACTTTTTTATTGATTGGCGTTCCTGATGGATCGTCAATTACGTGGAATAAATCCACACTTGCTAATGCGTTACCTAAATCGGTAAGCTGGGTGACTTTTTTGTCTGCCATTTCTATCTCCTGTTAACCCTCTCGGGAATGCTACTGTAGCCAGTTGACTACATCATAGTATTATTTATAAGGGCAACCCGTTAAGGATCGCCCCTATAATTGTTGATTATTAAGCAGCGTTAGTTAATGCTACTAATGTTTCGTATTGGACTCTACCACTTCTACCACCAGAACCAGTTGTCTTTAAGTTCCAACCTGCGTGAGCAGCACCAGCTGGTACTTCTCCGTCTGCATAGTTGAATAAACCTAAAGTTATTCCTGTGATAAAGTTATCAGCAGTTGCGTCTTCAAATAAGTTTGTTCTATTTGCTGACGTGAATGCTAATTTAGCAGCCGCACACGCCCATAAAGGTGCGCCAGCAGCCGAGTCTGCACTTGAATGTGATGACATAGTATTCTCTCCTCTAAATGTTATCTTGTTTTAAAGTACTCAATTCTTAATATATGTGTATATTTATATATAGGAGGTGTTTAATAACCTAGTTTTTTTAACTCGGCTATAGTTTTAGACGCTGTGGTATGTACTATTCCTATACCACCTCTTGCTCTAAACTGTTGTACGTTTCTTGGAAAATCATCTATTAATAATGCAGGACTTCTATATCCTGTTTGAGCATAGTCTTGTTTTTGACTTCTCAATACTAGATTAACTTTGTTAGTAGGTATTCTTAAATTTTTTGCTACCCATTTCATCTTACCAGATTTACAATTAGGATCTCTATCTGTATATGCTGAAAGTATTGCTGGTTTATGTTTGCTTATGTAGTTCCAAAGTTGCTTACCATCACGCATCCAAGGAAGGTCTTCCCAAAATCTTCTATCGTTTTTGATTGGATTCCACTTGTCTGCTTTTGTTAAACTCATCCATCCTTTGATAGGTACACCTGTAGCTTTCTCAGCACCTGCTTTGAAATCAGCAAGTACGCCGTCCATATCACAATATATTAATGGAAGTGATTGAGGTTTCATTTCCTACCTCAATTAATGGTTATACTTAATCTCTGGCTTTGTATCTACTTTTGTAGCTGGTTCACCTGTCATTGTTTTACCTTTGCCTTTTTCACCTTTATCTAAAACTTTATCTTTCTCTTGTTTAAGAAAATTCATAACATAATCTTTGAATCCAGGTGCTTCTTTAGCTTCTTTTTTGATTCCGTTCTTCTCGTCTTCTTCTTTCTTCTCAGCTTTATCTCTTAAAATTTTATGAGCAATACCAACTGTTAAAGGAACCTCACCTGTTTCTTTGTTAGGTTCAGGTTTAACTGCTTTGTTCTTTTCATTTTCTAATTTAACTTTTAATTGATTAACTTGTCCTTGAAGAGTTAAAATTTGTTTCTCCATAGCTGCAGGATCTTTTTCTTTCTCTCCTACATCTGAGCCATCATCTTTATCTCTTATAGCTCTTATCTTTGCAATCTTAACACCAGGTTTGTTATCTTTTTTAATCGCTGGTATGTTTGATTCTTTTTTAGTTTCTACTTTATTTTTAGTAGGTAATAGTTTTGAGTCTCCTCTATCTTCTGTATCTTGAGCAGCCTCTCCCCACATACTTGAAATACTATTGATAACACTTTCTACTTTTGATTTGCCAACTTTTTCCATCTCTTTAGAAGGATCTTTTTCTGCAACTCTATATCCAAATCTGTATTTTGGTTTTCTACTTTTAGCAAAACTGCCTTGTTTTGTAGATGTATTAGCTCCACCACGTTCATTGATAGATACTTCTTCTTTAACTTCTTTCTTTTCTTTATCTGTCTTTTTGATATCGTCTACTTTGTTAAAGAACGCTGACTTTTCTTTAGGCGTCATAGAACCTACACCTTTGCCAGCTTTTTCTAATTCTTTTTTAAATTTGTCTTGGTAACCATCTTCTGGAAGACCTTTTCTAATTGTATCTTCAAGACTGTTTTCTCTATTTTTAAAATAACTCATTACTTTTTATCTCCCCTTTTATGTTTTAGCCATAGTCGTTCAAAAGTTTTTTGGGGACCTTTAAGACTATTTATACTCTCATCTCTCTTGATTGCTTTAGCAATATCGTGTGCTTTTGTAATAGTTTTCTTCTCTAAAGGTGGTTCATCTTTCATAACTTCTTTAGCCTTTGCCATACCTATTGCATATGCTTTATCATCTTTAACTTCTATCAAATCTGATAGTACATTAATCTTTGCGTGTTTGATTGCTAATTGAGTAGGAATATCCATTCTCTTAATCATATCTTTAACACCTTGGGTTACATCTTTTGCTGTTCTCATCTGCCAAGTCTTTTTAATGTTAGCAATCTGTGTAGGATTCATTTTACTTTTTAAATAGTCTCCTACATTTTCTTCAACTTCTCTTTTGCCTTCAGGTTCTGGTAGTTTCTCTTCAACAGGTGATGTATTTCTACCCATTTTATTAATCTTAAATCCTTTAGCTCTTAATTTCTGTGCTTTGTTTTGTAAATCTTGTAATGTTTTTGCGTCTTCAAAGCCTGCGTGTTTTCCATATCTATCGTCATAAGATAATCTGAAAGGTGCTTTTGCTTCTTGTAATTCTTCATTTTGATTCATTAATGAATAGTAACCTGTTTGATTGCCATACATCTTTTTAAATGTAGCAGGTTCTTTTTTAGCAATAGTGCTCATAACATATTCTCTTGGAGCAGTATCACTAGATTTTAAATACTTTTTTAACTCATCATATTTTTTAGATTTTAATAAGTCAACAGACTTTTGAAACATCTGTTTATCCATACCACCTTTTGCTACTTGTTTTTGTATTTCAGCAGCAGCATTTTCTTCTAATTCTTCTTTTCTCATTTGTGCCAACTGGCTTGAATTGGCTCCGTGGACTCTAATGAGTCTGGCCTGCGCTAACATTGACACAAATGGAATGTTTGCTTTTAGTATTTTAACTAATAGCTGTTTATTCTTTTCAAACTTATCAAATATTTTCATCAACTTGTTAGCGTTAGGACCACTTATAGTTTTACCTCTTAATGGTTCATACTCTTTTTTTAGTTGACTTATTTGAGCGTCTGAAAATTCGTGTAATGTTTCTTCGCCAAGTATACCTTTTACAGTCTTGACATTTATTTTTAATTTTTTAGCAATCTCTTCAGCTGATTTGCCTTCTTGATCCATCGTGTAGATATCTTTCATTCTACCTTCATCAAATATATCTTCTTTAACTGTGCCTTCTCTTACTTCTTTAAGAGCTACACTCATAGGTTTTTGATACCTACTCATCTTCCATTTTTCCATTTCTTCTTTTAACGTTCCCATTATCTTCTTCTGTATAGATGTCCACCGTGTGTATCAAACATACGTCTTAAACTGTCCATATAATTTCTATCTAATACGTTTCCTCTTGCTCCTTTTGCAGGTGCATTAACTCCAGCTGCTTTTAAAACATCTCCTGATATCTTGTCTATAAAAGCGTGGATACTTCTTTTTTGTCCTCGTTCCATATCCCAAATTTTAATGTATTTAGGACCAACAGAAGTTGAGTAATCTCTTTTTTGGTCTTTGTATAGGTTGGCAAATTGTGGATGGTTCTTAACTTTTTCTCTAGCAATCTTGATGTAATCATCTACACCTTTCATAACCATTGCTGAGCTTTCCGCTACCCACAAATTATGTACGTATTCTTTGTAATTGGTTGTCATTGTTCTCTCTAAAGTTTCTCAATCATCTTAGCGACTACTTCGCTTAATTTGTTTTTCCACTCTTCTTTATATCTCTCTCTATATTTATCAATAACCGACTCTGAAGCCGCCCATTCTTTTACTTCTTCTTTACTTAACTTATCTTCACCAATTTTAGCATCCGAAGCCTTACCTGGACGAGAAATGTACTTATCAGTAGGTTTTCCACGGTCTTTACTATCTACTGGTGCCTCATCTTCTGTTTCACCAGGTGTCATTTGTTTACAATGATTAGCATAATCAGCACCTATCTCATAAGATTCCTCTTTTTTTGATACAGCTTTAAAGCCATAATCAACATCTAGGTTGTACTCTCTTATTACTGGTTCTTTATCAGCTGCAACTGGAATACAATCCCATATCCAGCATTTGTGTAAATTGTTATTCTCTTCTATTACAACATAGTTAGTACCTCTTCGTACTACCTTACCTTCTTTATCTTCTTTAAGATATTTAACTTGGTCTCCTATGTTGAATATCATCTCCCTAACATATAAATCTCTAACTTGTTTCTGTTCAAATTGTTGTAGTGTCATAATAGATTTTGGTGTACTATTATACTCTTCTTTTAAACCCATACCTTTTCTTACTGCTTTGAATAGACCATCAACATCTCTAAAACCAGATGGTAGGCCTCTTTTAAATGCGTTTATATCGTCTTTAGAAGCTGCGTCCCTCATCTTACTCGCACTCATACCTGAAGCGCCTTCAGCGTCTGGATCTCTTTCACCAGCAGATATAACTTCTATTTTTCTAAAGTCATAATATCCGTGTCTACTTCTAATATCATTGTATTTTTTAAGTATAGTATCAAACTCTCTTACTCTATCACTACCTACTACAAATTTAAGAACATTATATCCTTTCTTATATAGCATAGTTGCAATATCTAATATCATATTCGTTGTATTAATTTCAATGTTTCTAGCGTATTGTGGAAACATTTTTTTCATAAATGTTAATTTCTCTCTAACAGATAGTGGATTCTTTTTACTATCTTCTGACCTACTTAAATATATTTTATAATCTCTATCTGCTCTTGCAACTTTATTAATAAGTTTTTCGTGACCTATTGTAGGTGGATTAAATCTTCCAAATGTAATTGCAATAGACTTATCAGCAACTGCTTCAGATTTTAAACTATCTATTTCAGCGTCTGTAACCTTATCATCTTCTAATATATCTTTACATTTTTTATAGAATTTTAAGTAATGATATTTCTCTAATAACTTATAGATAACTGCTTTAGGTAATCTATTCTTAATACTAAACTGTTTAATTTGTGCTGGTGTCATATCAGAATCAAACGCAGCTCTTCTACTAGTTAATACATCATCTCCTATATCAACAATATCTTTTAACGATTGTTCAATCTCTTCTAACTTCTCATTAACTTTATCTTGTAGATTTAAAACTTCATCTGTTGACAAACCTTTTAGTTCATCATAGTCTATAATATCTCTTTTTAATTCTCCTTTAACTATGTCTATCTCTTGTACCTTTCTTTGATACGCTGATAGATATAAACTCATATCAAACTTAAAGTCTGCTGGTCTTTTAGTAAACATATTACCTCTATAATCAAACACAGCATCCGCTTTATCTTCTTGGTCTTGATGAGTTTGAGGATCAGTAATAAAATAATAGTTAATAGGATGCTGTGTTCCAGGTATTAATCTTCCATTAACTTTGTCTGGACTTTTAGCAGCTAAATACTTTTGAGATAATCTTAATCTCTCTTCTTCTCTTTTCTCTACTGGCACATCAAACAATACATTGAAATCTAAATCAGCGTCATTTCTATATCTCTTTGTAAGTATAGAACCAACTAAACTAACTTTTATAATAGGATATTCTTTACCAAATTCTTTAAGTTGATTGTCAATCATTTCTCTAACACTAGATTTTAGTTTTGGAGTATTGGTTGAGTGGTCATCAAACACTCCAGGAGCATATGAAATTCTAGGTGTGTCTATAACAGCTTCATTAAGCTTTTTCTTGTACATCTTTTCTTTCTCTATCCAGTTTTTAGCAACATAACTTTTAACTGGTGTTCTCATATATCTTCTAACCATTCTATCACAACTTTGTAAAGTTCTTGTAGTTAATTCTTGGTCTGATTTATTATTATCTACAATCATAAAGTTGTTCATACCAAATAGTCTTTGAAACTTACCTATGTTTGCTTGTACACCTTCCCAAGATTTCTTTACAATATATTCTGGTATATTTCTACTTCTAATTTTGTTTCTTTCTAACGCAACATCTAAAGTTGTGTTAACGAATACCATATAACAATCATAACCTAATGCATTTAACATTTGATATTCACTATTAATTCTATCGTAATCTCTTCCAGTTGCGTCTATAACTAAACCTAATCTTCCTGAAACATATGTGTCTAGTTGTTTTGATACTATACCTTTAGCTCTGTTTCTTATAATATCTCTAAAATACTTTTCTTGGTCAGGCATTTTATCTGAAAGACCTGCCTTTTTTAATCCTCTTTCAAACGCCACATCTGAATTTACAAATTTTAATCCAGTACCTGTAAACGTATTACTAGCGATAAAAGATTTACCACTACCAGGTCCTCCTGCCATAAAGAAGGCTTTAAATATACCTGGATCATATATACCTTCTTGTAATAAAAATTCTTTAAACTTCATCTTACCATCCTACATAGTTGTTGTGTGAAACTTCTGGTTCTATTCCCATAAACTCCATTACATTTTCCCAACTATCTCTTATAAAACTTATGACACCTTTTATAAAATTCATAAGTTTATTTTTAATATTTGTTATTGCTTGATTTATTCTATCTAATACTTCTCTACCTTTTGATTTTAATGTATCAAAAAAACCTTCTTCTAATAAACCTTCTTGATTTAATTCTTCTTGCAACATATTAAATTCATTGTCAACAATTTGTTCAGTTGTTAAACCTATTACACTCCAATATCTATAGTAACCTGTTTTAGTTCCTGATAGTTTTTGAGAAGAAGACTTAAATCTAACTTCTGGTCTAACTTGTTTTGCTAAATAATTTACATATGTTCTATTGCTTGTTTTGTGTATTCTATTATTAACACCATTGAAATCTGTAACCAAAATATAATCTGCTGTTCCATCGTTTCTATTAAACTTAATGTCGCCAGAGATAGCTTCTTCAACAAAGTAATAAGGTATCTGACCACCAGTAGCAAATTGTTCTTTAATTAATTTTTTTAATTTATGATTTAATGTATTTGCTTTGTTTACCATCTCATCTTTTTTATTCTTAATAAGGTCACCTAGATTTCCTTTTACTGTAGCAGTTGTAGAAGGTGCTAAATTTTTTAAACCATTTTCTATTTCTCTAATTATTCCTGTTGGTCTTTTACCTGCTCTTTCTACTGCGTTATAGTATAGTGCCATTGCCTCATACTTACCACCACTTGTTAACTGTGCTGGTCCAGTTTTTAAAGATACTTTGTGTCTACCTATTATCATATCTGTTTTAGGTGTCTTTGTTCCACCTGGAACACTACCACCTGGAAAATACTTGTCCCACTTCTTAGCGTTTGTAGGATAAGAACCTGCTGGCATTTTTGCCTTACCAGATACTTTTGCTTTTTTCATAAACTTAATTATATTATCTACAGCCTTTTTGTCAATTGATTTAACTCTATGTTTATCACCATTCATACCATCTACAATGGCTACTTCCATATCAAATGCTCTTGATGTAGATACTTCTTTTAAAGTTTTTAATGTCATTAACTCCATCCTTTCGGCATTGTAAAGTTTGCTCTACTAAATTCTAATCTGTCTACTAGTTTAACTGCACCTGCAACTCTATCAACAGCAACAAATCCTTCGGGTGATGTTATTCTATAACCATTTGATGTTCTAATATAATGTCCGATTGATTGTATTTGACTCATCTTTTGTATTAAAGTATTCTTAGCATTTGCTAAGGTTACGTGGCTTGCAATTGCAAAGTATAAAGATGTTTTATTTCTATTAATAAATCTTAAACCATCTGTTAATGCTCTTTGATATTTTTCTTTACCTTTATCAGTTTTTCTAGCGTCAATTTCTGCTTGTATACTATTCTCATAATAATCTCTAAACATATCTTGTAGTTGTTTAACTTTTGCCATACCACCTGTGTTTGTTTTGATATAGTAATTGAAGAAAGTTTTTAATCTAAATCCTACTGATAAAGGATCACTAGATTTATTTGTCATTTCATCTAGTATAGATTTACCTTTAGATAAAGAACCTTCTGCCATTCTTATTTGAGCGTCAAATGCTTTTGTTTCTTGTCTAGTCATCATAGCATTACCTGAATGGTCTTTATAAGACGCACTCGCAACCCACACTCTTGAATTGCCTGACCCACTAACATTACCAAAACTAGCACTTAAACTTGTCATATCTTTACCTGAATATGATGTATGAAAAACGATACCCATTCTAGTACGAGCAATCTTTCTTCCTATATCACTATCAAATGGTACTGCATATGTAATTGTATTAGGTGTAAATGAAATCATCTTTTGACCATCAATGGAAACCATCTTTCTATCATCTGTATATAATAAGTCGCCTTGTAATATACCTTTGATGTTTAATGTTTTTAAATGTGCCAAACATACAGCTAGTTTCTTTGCAACTTCACCTGTATGGTTCTGTCTTATGTCGCCAGTAGTATAATTGATTTTAGGATTTTTATTGAATACTGATTTAGTACCAACGAAGAAACGACCGTTTTTAGGATCTACTCCGCATACTATTGCTGGAGCACCGTCCCATTTAACAGTTGTATTGAATTTGCTTGAAGAGTTACCAGCCAGCATATCTCTTACTGACTTTAAAAAACTTACTGCATTCTCTCCACCTTTAGAACCTTTATTAATTATTTCGTCTTCTAAATGTTCTAGGTGAGTATTTTTATCCTGTGTGAAAAAACCTTTAAAACTAAACATTGTCCCTCATTTATTCCATTAGTATAATCTATTGTCAAATATCCATTAACAAATCATACTAATATTTATATGATTTGGAAGTCTAATCTCCAAATCCTACACATAAATGTTTAACAACACCACCATTAACCTTCCAGACTTGATGTTTATTCTGAAAGTCTGCTAACTGTTGAGCATCCTCTTCAAAGAAACACTCCTTTATAATGGAACCAGTAGGCTTTTCTATGACTTGCCAGATAATCTTTCTACCTTTCTTACGAGGTTTTGTTTCGTAAGATAAATCGTAGGTATATTTAGCTGGTCTCTTGTCGCCTCTGCTGAACCTTACTTTTTGTACCTTTTCTTTTTTTGTCATTACGTTTCTTTCTAAAGATATCATTATAGTTATCTTTATATTGTTTAGTAGGTATCCTACTTCTTCCGTCCCATTTACCTGGCATTATTTCTTACCGTATTCAGGTGGAGATTTAACATCAATTTCTAATTTGTTTAACGTTTCATAAGACCCCATAGGTCCTCCCATATGTACATTGAATGGTAAACTAAATCTGTTATTCTCATCATTATTAATACCAACACTATGCATTAAATGGCTAGGAAATAATAAAAACATTCCATCTTTAGGTCTTATCTCTAAATGTTTTTCGTTGTAAGAATTTCCCATCATATATTCTGGTCTCATATTGTCATAGAATACATTGACGTGCTTATCTTTATGAAACCATAATGTTCCACCTTTTTCTGGAACGGTTACATAATATATTCCACTTAACTGTGAGTTCTCGTGGCAATGTTTCATACCAAACGTACCTGGTTTGTGTTGTATAATCCAAGATTGTGTAAACTCAAACTTGGTAGCATAATTAACTGATAAAATATGTCTTACATATATTTCTATTTGTTGTTTAATAGCATCCTTTAATGGTTTTAATGATGGGTCTTCTAAAATATATCTATTAAGGGTTACAAATCCAGCATTATTTGCTGTATTATAATATTCTTGTTTAGGTGCAAACTCTTTTACGTTTGCTATATTTGGCTCCATCTGTTGCATATAAACAGGTATTGGCCATAGATTCATTACTGTCATACTTTAAAATCTGAAAACTTATCATAGGGATCAGTTTTTTCAGCCTCTTTTACTTGTTGTTGATTGGCATTTACAATTCCTTGTGCCTCTTGTCCTACATCATATAATCTCATTTTAGGTCTATCAATACCTATAATGAAAGAACGATTAATAGCAGGATCATTATATCTATTTTTTAATTGTTTAATTTTTAATTGTCCTAGTTGTTCTAGTTCTGGATTTGATATGATTGCAAACATAAAGTCAGCAGTTGCTGGCAATCCAAATGACTCAGCAGTATCTTCTAAACCAATATCGGTAGAAGTAAATCCTGTTCTTGTTGTTTGTGTTGCACTAAAGATTGGTACATTAAACTCAACAGCAAGTCCTCTTAACTCTTCAGCAATTGCTTTAATATAAAAATACGAACCTATATTACCACCTTTAAATCTACTTGACGCACATATATTTAAATAATCTATGAACACTACATCTGGTTTAAAACTTTTCTTTAAAGAAAGTTCATTAAACAATGCTCTAAAATGTCCACTATGAGCAGACGCTGTTGGGTATTCTTTGATAACTATTTTACCTGCTGTCTTTTGTCTTAATTTTTCTATCTTACTCTCATACATATCTTTAGGCATTGTATGTAAATCGTCAATGGTAACGTCTAATAAATTTGCGTCTATTCTTTCTGCAATTCTTTCCTCAGCCATTTCTAAAGTTATATACAATACATTTAAACCTTGACTCATAAATGAAGCTGCACAATGACACATAAACAAAGATTTACCTACGCCTGTGCCTGCAAGTGCTATGTTTAATGTCTTACTAGGTATACCACCTTTTGTAATTCTATTCATATAATCTAAATCAAATTGATATTTTTTTTCTTTAGTGTGATACCATTTAAATCTATCGTCTGAATCTTCTATATAATCGTGACCAATATGTTGGTCAAATGAAACTGCTAATGCGTCTGCTAATATACTAGGTATTGCCTCTGGTGTTTTTTCTTTATCTTTATTATCTAATATTCTAATACCTTGCAATACAGCATTGTGTACTGCTTTATCTTTACAAAATCTTTCAGTTGTATCTTCTAACCATTTTGGATCAGAATCTAATTTAGTTATTGATTTAATAACATCTTTTAATTGATTATGTTCTTCTTCGTTGATATCTTTTCTTTGTGATAGTTCTATTAAGATTGCTT